ATGACGTTTGCTGCATTAAGAGAATTAACAGGACGCCAACCAAGTGGTGAGATGGTTTTCGATAAGAAGATTGATCGTGTTCCTGTTATGATTCATAAGGAAAAGAATGGGTTTGTCGTTTACATTGATGGTGATAGGCTCGACGCATATAAAACTCAGAAAGAAGCTGAGAAAATGGCTAAAGAGTTTATCAAGCAATACAAAGGTTAAGTAGATGAAGCTAATTACTGAATTCAATGAAAACGATGTTCAGTGCATCGTAGAGAAAAAGGAAGACGGTACAAAGTCCCACGTTATCGAGGGGATCTTTGCAATGGCTGAATCTCGTAACCGCAATGGACGTATCTACCCACAACCTGTTATGGAAAAGGCTGTTGGTAAATATGTCACAGAACAAGTTAAAACTGGGCGTGCTGTAGGCGAACTAAACCATCCGGATGGTCCTACGGTAAACCTAGATAAGGTATCCCATCTCATTACCGATCTTCGAATTGAAGGTAACAATGTGATGGGTAAGGCACGCATTTTGGATACTCCTATGGGACAGATTGTAAAAGGTCTTCTTGAAGGTGGTGTTCAACTAGGTGTCTCAACTCGTGGTATGGGTAGCCTCGAGCAAAGAAATGGCGTCATGTACGTCAAGGATGACTTTATGCTTAATACGGTTGATATCGTACAAGACCCATCAGCACCAAACGCTTTTGTTAATGGAATCATGGAAGGTGTTGACTGGATCTGGAATAATGGTCTTCTGGAAGCTCGAGAAATTGAAAGAATAGAGACTGAAATTAAACGTGCTCCGCGTGCGGATCTATATGAAACGCAGGTACGTGAGTATAAGAATTTCCTCTCGTTACTGAAAACGCAGCAATATTAAGGAGTCAGACATGACAGATCAATATGATCACAACGTCGAGCTCGACGAGGAAATCGAAGAAGCTCACGATCCTAAAAATGCTGAGGCCCAATCACTGGCCGCTAACGATAAAGCAGAAGCCGCTGGCAAAACTGCTGCAAAGCGTAAAGGTGATAAAGGTTCTCAGGACCCAATGCAAAAAGTAAGTGCTGGCGATCCAGATAAGCACACCGCAGGTAGCATGAAAGCTGCTCCTAACGGCGCGCCTATGAAAGCCGAGTCAGTAAAATTTGATGGAGACTTCAGTGAAGACTTGAATGCTCTGGTCGAATCTGAGGCAACTCTTTCCGAAGAGTTTAAAGCCAAAACAGCTCTTATCTTTGAAGCAGCGGTAAAGTCAAAACTTGCCGAAGAGATTGACCGTCTGGAAACAGAGTATGCAGAACAGCTTGAAGAAGAAGTTTCTGCAACTAAGGCTGATCTAGTCGAAAAAGTTGACAGCTACCTCAACTATGTGGTTGAGTCTTGGATGGAAGAAAACAAACTAGCGATTCAATCTGGCCTACGTGCCGAGATCGCAGAAGGCTTTATGGACAAGTTGAAAGACTTGTTTGTTGAGTCATATGTTGAAGTTCCTGAGTCCAAGGTTGACCTGGTTGATGAACTTGCAACTGCTAACGAAGACCTAGAAGAGCAGGTCAACGCAGCGACTGCAAAAGCTATGGAACTTGCAGAAGAGCTAGAAGGTTACAAGCGCCAAGCGATTATTCGTGAAGCAGCTCGTGGTCTAGCAGAAACTCAAGTTGAAAAGCTATCATCACTCGCAGAGGGAATTGCATTCGAATCAGAAGAAGCATTTGCAGCTAAAGTTGCAACTCTGAAAGAATCATATTTCTCAGCTAAGAAAACCGCTGAGTCCATCTCAGAAGAAGTTGATGACGCTTCAGAAGAAGTCGTTGTTAACCCAATGATGGAACAGTACCTTAAAGCCCTTAAAACTTTTAAATAAGGAGATCCAATAATGGAATCTTATGATCGTCTCGTAGAGAAATGGTCTCCAGTACTGAACGAAGAATCAGCTGGCACCATTCAAGATAAGCACAAAAAAGCAGTTACTGCTGCGCTTCTGGAAAACACTGAAAAAGCACTGCGCGAGCAGAACCTTCAGGAAGTTGCGGCTAACGCAGCTGGCAACGGTGTTTCAACAGCAGATGGCGGCACCGGTGCTGCTTCTAACTGGAACCCAATCCTGATCGGCCTAGTACGTCGTGCAATGCCAAACCTAATGGCATATGACGTTTGCGGCGTTCAGCCAATGACTGGTCCAACCGGCCTGATCTTCGCAATGAAGTCACGCTACAAGAAAACCAAAGCTGGCGTTTCTGTAAACGACGAAGCTCTGTTCAACGAAGCAGCAGTTGGTTTCTCAGGTGACTCAAGCACCACAGGTAACGGCACAAACGGTCCATCAGGTCTGTTTGGCGTTGCAAACTCAGACGCAGACAGCGACTTCGGTGAATCAGCAGCAGCTCTGCCATACACAGGCGATGCTTACACCACAGCAGAAGCTGAAGCACTGGGTACAACCGGTGGCGAAGGTTTCGCAGAGATGGGCTTCACCATCGAAAAAGCAACCGTTACTGCAAAGTCACGCGCGCTGAAAGCAGAATACACTCTGGAACTGGCACAAGACCTGAAAGCAATTCATGGTCTGGACGCTGAATCAGAGCTGGCAAACATTCTGTCAACCGAGATCCTAGCGGAAATCAACCGTGAAGTTATCCGTACCATCAACAGCCAAGCTAAGATGGGTGCTCAGACACCAAACTGTCAGACACGTGGTATCTTCGACCTGTCAACAGACGCAGATGGTCGTTGGTCAGTTGAAAAGTTCAAAGGTCTGCACGTACAGCTAGACCGTGAAGCAAACGCAATCGCGAAGCAAACACGTCGCGGTAAAGGTAACTTCATCATCTGTTCATCAGATGTTGCAAGTGCTCTGGCTGCTTCAGGTGCTCTGGACTATGCTCCTGCACTGTCAACTTCACTGAACGTAGACGACACAGGCAACACCTTCGCAGGTGTTCTGAACGGTCGTATCCGCGTTTACATCGACCCATATGCAGTTGCAGACTACATCACTGTAGGCTACAAAGGCACCAACCCATACGACGCTGGTCTGTTCTATTGCCCATACGTACCACTAACCATGGTCCGTGCAGTTGGTGAGAATGACTTCCAGCCACGTATCGGCTTCAAAACTCGCTACGGCATGGCTTCAAACCCATTCGTTGGTGCAAATGCTGCTGACGGTCTGGCAACTGCTAAGACCAACCAGTACTACCGCATCTTCCGCGTAGACAACATCATGAACTAAGGTTCATAAAAAAAGAGAGGGG